CGTGCCCATCTGTCTCTACGGCGTTCGCATTTTCTCTAAGCCACTTGTTATACTTAGCCTTAGACGTAGCCGCGACTGGAATTGCTCTATGAGTCGATACCATAATTAGCAATATGGCTAGAGGATCAAGTACAAGAACCAACAATATGATGATTCCTCGAATTGATTTTTCCATTAACTCCGTATCGCTTGACCCATATATCAATTCAGCGACATATCGAATAGGCCCAACTTCTCGCCGAGCATCTCGCATTGATTGCTGTAGAGGAATCTTTTCGTCGGTAAGCTTATCGATAGTGGTCTGATATTCTCTAATTCTTTCGGCTATATCCTTACGCTCACTTTCTTGTTTGCGTCTAGCCTCTAATCCTATTACCACATACTTCTGATCAATTAGACTATTGATGCTTGCGTCAAGCTGAGATTGCACACGCTCAGCACGAACTATACGCTCGCGCTCGCGCGTAATCATCTGATCTATGCGTTCTAGTTTTGCGTCTATATTTTGCGAGTCGGATGTATGTTCGATATGAGCCTTACTTAAATACCCAAAAGTGCCCATGCTCGTTATGACCATTAGAATCATTACGGCCGATATGAAATACGTCGTTATGAGTAGTGATAATGATTTCCAGTTTCGATAGAGATAAGTCGCCGTAACTATTTTACCGATCTCTAGTGTGGCACCCATGATTACAATAGACCAAAACGCACCCGCAAATATAGCAGTAAGCCCTACTATAGAATACCACGCAGAGATCGCGGATATCGCTATACCCGCTGTCAATGCCAATACGTTGTCTAGATTAATTCTCGATTGATTTTTCATTTACCGCGAGTAATTTCTAGAACCTTCTGTAATTGCTTCTCGATGGTAGGTCCACGATTAGGCCAAAAAATATAATCCTTATCTGCTGTCTTAAGAAGATTATTCAACAGAGGTACAGTAATGGCTTCCAGCATACGAATCTTGTCGCGTAGCTCAGCTTCACTTGTATTTTCATTATCGGTTTCTTCAAGTCGATACATGAGCTTCGATAGAGCATCGATCTTGCCTGCCAGATCGTCGATTTTCTCTTCGAGTTCTGGAGAGCCAGGAGAGACTGATACAGGTACTTCGACTCTAACTTCAGGCGAATCTACTCCAGAGAACCCATAATCGAAGGCCTGGTATTCTGCGGGAATTACAATTGTATGTGCTGTCATGTGAAGAAGTCCTCAACTGTATTTATCTTTTCTTCCGTCCATTTGATTGCATTAAGAATAGTACGCATTGGGCCTAGAAAAGCCTTGTCGAATTGTGTATTATAGTCGATATATTTATCTAGATTAAATTCTTTGGGCAACTTCGATAAAATTGAAATGACGTTATCATTCATATGATTGGGAAGAAGGAGATAGCAGAATTTAATCTTCTCTCCATTTTTGATCAATTCATATTTGCGCGTCAATTTAAGAATCTTAATATGCTTATTGAATATTAGAGCGCCGCGAACGTGAATGGGAATAGTGCTGTTGTTGGCTCGATCATCTAATCCTGAATTTATTCCGCGCGGAAACGCAATGTCCTCAAATGGTAGAGTATTGAACTCCTTGCGAAATTGAATAATATATTCATGCAGAGATTCTTGCGTGCCCGTCATAATGATATTTATAGCAGTCTTAATGGCTGATCTACATGATTTTGGCGTAGACGATTTCACGGCCTCGATGCCCATGATCTTTAACTTAGGCTCGTTGTAGCGCACGCCCTCGGAGTCGTATACGTTTAGAATGTATCGCTTCTTGGCTGTCCATAATCCTCGATCCGCAATCGACTCGCGGGTCATGTTCATTTTTTGTTGGAATGAATTTGTCCGAATAGCAAGATTCTTATACAGTAAATCGATAAGCGGTTTAAACTTTTCTCTAGCCACATCATCCAGAAAGGAGACCACGCGAGCCTTTGATACAGCGTGTGGATCTTTAAAGACCTTACGTACCAATCCACTAAAGTCGAGATATAGAGAATCTGTATCCGCCGCAATAACGTAGTCATATGACTGTGTTCCTAATAGTGTATTCATATATTTATTTATGCCATTCTCGGCCCAACGAATAGCTAGCTGCCCGCCGAGAGTAATCGCCATAGCCAGTCGCAAATCGAAATATCGAAAGTATGGATTGCCGATAGCACCATAGCTACTATTCAATTGAATTTTCTTGGCCATCTGCATATTCTTATACCGAGATATGTTCTTGATTAGCTCACGCTTCTTCTTTTTATCAGTCTCAGTCTCATATGCTTTCTGCGCCTCAATCATTTTAATTTTATATCGCGCACGATCTTCATACAGACGCTGCATCATTTCAGCTAAAAAGCTGCGCTTCTCGTTTGAGAAGTAGGTGCCATTAGCTGCTAGACTATAGCCCTCGATGATAGGCAGTTCGATATCCTCATCTAGAAGCTCATCTATGCTAATATCTATATCATTGATGGCCGTGTCCGGAGAACCAAGCCTCGATATAGTGTCGGGCCCGACATTGAACTGCATGATCAAATGAGGATATAGCGAATTCAAATCGAACGAGACGACCCAATCGTGCACGCCGATCTTAGGAACCTTAACGTGGCCTCCCGTATACGTCGCGTCTTTTTTATTTTCCTTGCTGGGTGGAACCGCGATGTTCTTGGCCCACAAATGATTGTGAATTAGGACATCCCACATGCGTACTTGCGAAAATACATCCTCGTAATTGACTTTCGCGTCATATGCTAGAGTAAGAACCATGTCAATCAGCTTCATCTTGTCGTCTAGCCGATCAACGATATCAACGTCGTGGATGTTATACTCTATGAATTTTTGAAAGTTCTTCTCGTATAATTCATGTAGAGTTTCATATTCGGAATAGTCAAGCTTTTGATCACCCAGTTCGATCTGCGCTATATTGTCCAGACTATATGATTCTTGTTGAGTGTACGTAAATTTACGGTACATTTCAAGATAGTCAAGAGTAGCTACACCCACAATCGAAATTGTAGTGTTTTCGCGGCCGTTGATCTTCACGACGCGACTGCTAAAGGCCTTCCATGGCGATAGCTGCTCAATTGTAGACTGTTCGAATATATGCTTCATTCGATTGATAATGTATGGAATATCAAAGTACGCGATATTCCAACCAGTCACTGCGTCGGGGTATCCACCTCGGCTCCACTCCGCAATGAATGCCAATAAAAGTTCGCGCTCGTTCTTACAGCGGACATACTTAACATCTGCTCTATTCGTATTGAATACGCCACAACCAAATACGTAAAATACATTGTCTTTTTTAAGTGTGATGGCTGTGATTTCTTGGGCCGCGGCATCAACAGACGGGAAGCCATTGTTCGATGCAACCTCGATATCGATATTGACTACTTGAATCAATTCTCGATCATAGCGCACTTCTCCTGAGTATTCTTCATTGAGATATGCGTATACGAACCGGGTTAACCCGTTTATCTCAAAGTTCGTTACGTCCTTGTATTTCTCTGCAAATTCCTTTGCCTCGTATATCGAGGAAAACGGCATTGGAGCAAGAGGCTTACCATGAATCGACTTCCAGGTCGAATCGGGCTTATTATTAGGAACAAATAATGTGGGTTCGTATTTCACTCGTCGAGTGAACTGGCGCCCATTCTCATATCCGCGTAGCAGAATCTGGCCGCGTTTCTCAATAGCATTCGTATAAAATTTCATATTATGATTATACTATACTATTGAGTCTTTGTAAAGATAAATTTCGAAGAGAATGATTCCCTAAGCGGTAAACTTAGCTCCAGAGAATATCAGCCCAGAGCCGAACGCCTTATTGTATGCGTTAATAAGTTCAACGACGGGTTTGTATGTGAACAGAATCACATTCTCATTTATGAGTACTTCCTTTGCGTCGGCCATAGGAACACAATCAGCCAAACCCATTTTTGGCTGCCCTCCAGGATCTTGTCTCGTAATGATAGCCGCGGGGTTGATAAGTTTTAGCTTACCAAACATCGCATTCGCATTTTTTTCTGGGCGAACTTCAGCAATAATTTCTTCACTTGTAATAAGACGAATAACGATAATGTTCATACTGTAGTTCCCCATTCACTATAAGTTACATATAACTATAGAAATATCTATGGCTCTTCATATTATTTCTCGCTACGTTATTCATACGATTTTCAAGATCGCAGTGATCGACCGAATTATTTAGGTACCGGTCAATCTCACTAGTATGAGTATGAGCAAAGTATTCCTTAACGCGAGAAATTGCCCGCAGCACCATTGGCCCAACTACCCTAGAAGATTTAACTTTCATTGCTTTATTCCGACAGCAATTGGGTCGACTTGGTTTCGGAACCATCGCCAATATGAATCTTCTTGGGCTTCTTATGTTCGGGTATAACTGCTTCAAGCCAAACTCGAAGCATACCGTTGATCATTTCGGCATTTTGTACTTTGACATTATCAGCCAAATTGAATGTGCGCGTAAAGGCCCGTTCGGCGATACCTCTGTGTAGAAAAACAGATTCCTTGTCTACGCGATTGATCTTACCGACAATCTTTAGAACGCCGGCGGCAATATCGATGTCGATATCGGTACGCGCGAACCCAGCAACAGCCAGTTCTAGTACGTATCGATGCTCTTCGATCTTGCGAATGTTATACGGAGGATAAGTTACCACGTTCATGGCCTGACCTGCGGCGAGATTTAGGCGTTTCCATACTTCATCAAATCCGATGAAAAACGCGTCGTACTTAGTAAAGTCTCCAACTGAATCGTTCATATTCTTCTCCTATTAAGCGAGGGTTTATAATGTGAGCCCCACAATGGCAACTCACATCATAGTATATAGTATTGATTTTGTAATGTCAAGTATATTTTTTATCATTTAGATTTGAATGCAGAACGCTTCTTCTCCTTTTCCGATTCAATCCACTTTTTAGCCACGTGATTAGCTACTGGCCTAGCCATAAATTTCATCGTTTGTTTATAAGCCTTATTCATAATATCTTCACTGCCGACATTGTTATCCACGACGATGAAATTGGCGGCGCCAAAATAATTTTGAAATTTACCGATATTGTTCTGTACGGCCTGCCAGCGTTCCTTTACGAGTTTATCAGATACCGAACGCTCTCGTCCGGCATTTCGCTTCAGTGCTACTTCAATAGAGGTATTCACGAACACCATATAACTATCATATCCTTGATCTTTCATGTTGTCGCTCATGGTTTTAATTTTATTAAAATCATGCCCGGTGCCATCGATGACCAA